GTTGAGCATGAATTGTGAAATAAACATTTTATCCTCTATATATGTGTGTTTATCGTGCAGTGCACAATAATTATTTATCAAGGTCGGAGTTGTTGTCTAAGTACTTTTGTAAGTCGTTGTTGTACAAAATTAGAGTCATGCTAGTGCGTTCATCAAACACTCTAAGTTCATTTGTATAACTTATATAGTAGGGAGCAGGAAAATATTTCTCCATCTGTAGGAGTGTTTTTGGCAGCAAAACCGTGTCTAAATCGTGTTTATAGTACTGGATTTCTGCATTCTTGGTACAGAATTGAAAGCCTGTGTTAGTTAGACGCATACTAGCCGCGTTTAAGGGATTAAAGAACCATACTTTACGGAAATGGTCTATGCTGTCTTTTACAGAACCATAGAAGGGACTGTTAGCATAAATGCTACTGTTGTCAATAAGCCAACGAACGAAAGTTGGTTGATCTAGGCGCACTATTGTGAGTAAATCACCGAACCTTGATTAAGCAAGACCACTGTAAACTTATCGGTCTTAAATTGACTGTTTAATTTTTTAGCTAAACTGATTGCGTGGCCAGGGTTCGAAAAACTGACTTTGCGGTACTTGGGACCAGGATAGCTGACTAGTATATTCTGTGTCTTTAGGTTAACAGGCTTTCCATCATAATAAACAGCCCAAATACCTTCACTGGCTAAGACTTGATCACATTTATACGTGCTCTTGTCTAAATTTTCTAGAATAACAGTGGGTTTTGGTCTGCTCATTTGAATTCCTTGAATCGCTGGATACAATATTATTTATGCGTAGATAATGAAGCGATTTCTGTAAGTTTTCCCTGTGCCTGGTCTTTGGATTTAAACGGTCCGAGATATTGATTGCGTTTCAGAATGATTTTTTTAGGACAAAACTCGATCATCCACTGTGGTCCTAGGTTTATCAAATAAAACCCTGCACAGTAATAACTTTTGCTTTTTTTACTAGCAGTGTATAAAGGTAATTTTAAACGCAGATCATATATGGCATTGTACGGGCGACCACGACTTGGATAATCGTAAACCGAGTCTACCGACGCTGTCTGTTTCTTCTGCCCAGGTACAAATCGTATATTGTGTGCAGTGCCCAGTACCTTGATACTGGGATATTTAAGTCTGCGATTATCTTTTACCAGTACAACGCCATCTTCTGCGGCTTGAATAGTACCAATCTTACGGCCATCATCTTCTACGATCCAATATTTATTTCGAACTACAGGCTTGGCTTCAATTGTCATTTTTAAATTATCCGTTAATTAGAGTAGGATGCACTGAAAATTTCTGCAAATGCTTGACTGTTTTCGCTGAGTTTCTGTAAATCAAAACGACCACAAAATTTAAGAAACTGAGCGCCAATCATGGGGCGATTACGTTCTTGAGCACCTTCGGCAATGGTTTCGAATATTTTAGATTTAATGCCGTCAGGTTGGGCACGAAGATCAACCAAAATACGATTACGGTTGTAGTCGTCTAGTACACGATGTTCTTGTCCTTCGTGGTCGGTCCAACGTTGCAACATCAAATTGTTCCAATTGAAACCTCGCGTATTACGATCTTCGTAGGCTTCCAATAAGCCTACCTTGTTTCGTGAACCTTTAACACGCACACCGGGATATGCTGAAAATACGTTGTCTGTGGGATCGCCACGCATACACTTTTCAAACAATATCCATTCTGGATCCGGTATACGTTTAGGTTCTTTGGTCTTTTTATCAATGACCAGTTTGCCCTTGCGATCAAAGATACCTTCTAATGTATGGAGTTCATCCATGACACCATTGTATTGTTTGACATTGGTGGCCAGTAATTGATGAAAATCGCTGTCGGTGCTAACAATGATGTTCATGTCATTGGGGTGTGCCTGTATCCAACCAGAAATTAGATCATCTGCTTCTAACTCAGGATGGCGCAACACTGTGCAATTGGTACGATTATCTAAGAAGTCCTTAAGACTATCTAAACCTTCCCAAAAAGCACGATCTTCTTCGGCTTCCCGTTCAGTTAAGGCAGCACGACCTTCAGCTCGGTTACGCTTATAGGCGGGATAGAAATCCTTGCGCCAACTACGTCCTTCATTGAAGAATATGACATGATCGCCACGTTGATCACGCCAGCACTTGTTTACGCTACTCAATGTCACATGAATAGCAAAAGCCACCTTTTCTTCTGTGCTGCTAGCACGGTGGGACGAATGGCGAGCACGAAAATACATGTTCGCTAGATCAATAAGTAGATATGTTTTCATGTCGTTATATTAGCAGTTAACGACCAATCCTGTCAACTAATTTCGGAACGTCCGTCGTCTAATCTTTTTTTGTTTATTCTACGTAATTCGGGATCGGCTTGCTCTTGCTCGTATGTTTCTAAAACAATGTTTCTGCACACAGTTTGAAACCAACGGTCCACAATGACATTTTCGGGTTCATTGGGGCGATGTTGATATCCTGCTCGAACTAATTGAGCCAAAAATCGATCATTCCAGTCTAATTCAAAAGCACCGGAACCAATGTTTTCTGGATCCAGTTCCACAGATAGAATAGACACATAAGGTTCGCCGCGCTCGTCGGCTAACTCTTTGGCTGTTTTTTTAGATTCTCGACGAGAAGTTTTTTTCTGTTGAGGTTCTGGTGGTTGAACAACAGGAGCAGCCTCAGCGGGCGCATTAGAATCTAATGCGCCCTTGTTAATGGCTTGTTTTAATCGATCAAGGAAACCCATTAGGTTCCCCATTCGTTCTTAAACAGCGGCACCTGAAGTCTATCACTATAACGTAATCCATGTTTCATGCAAGCTAGTGCCACGTTTTTGTTATTAAGGCTGTACACTGACTCTACCCCGCCCACTGGCATAAGGTAAACCTCACCAGTAAATCCTTCGTCTCTAAAAGTGATTGTGGCTGCTAGTGCGTCATAGATATCCTGTTCTGTGGCTACAACAAACTTGAGATAAGTCCAACCTACTTGTTGATATTGGCACACAATGTCAGGTTTAATAGCATCTTCCCAACGTTCGCCGCTGGCAGGCAATTTAGCACTAACTGAGAATGTGATTTCTCTATCGGCTCTATCAGTCCATGCTGTCAAATATGACTTGAAATCTTCTGTAAGACGTTGAGTACCGTTGGTTTCAAAGGTTATTTCTTTGAGGTCCTGCATGAACTCATGTTTGAGCAAGTCAGGAAAAGCACGTTGCCAACCTAATAGGGGTTCGCCGCCGGTGATGACTAAGTGTTCCCGGGTCCATTTACGGAACGGTAAGAGTTCTTTAATGCGTTCAATGATCGCCTCTGTTGTAAGTAACGGTGAAAGGTCCTTGAACCTAGGATCCCAACTAGCGTAAGAATCACAACCGGTACTAACAAGTGGAAGATCTCTATACTGCTTAAACTCTGCAATATGATCTGCAATTTGGTTTCGCTCATTCGATTTTTCTCCTCGTGGCATTCCAAACCCGTCACAAGTGAAATTACAGCCAAATGTTCTTAGGAATACGCTGGGTACTCCCATATATCGGCCTTCTCCTTGTACACTATAGAATAGCTCACTTATTTTGATTTTGCTCATCTTTGATTCCGAAATGATTGATAATGTATGATCCAGGTGTATATGCTGGATATTGGTAGTTCATAACTGGGCTTTGGTTTACTACACGAGCACATTCTAGCACAACTAGTTCAATAAGTCTACGAGTGCGCTCAGGTTCGTAAGTTTTGCTAAATCCAGCCTGTGCTATAAGTTGTTGAGCAAGTTCGTTATTCATTTTTAAAATAATGTTCTAGTACTTCTAATTTATCATGGTAGTCACTAATGTGTGCTAATTCTGCTTCAATTGCTGCCATGATGTCGGTGTGCTCGGGGATAGCAATAGGATTAGCCAGCATTACTTCTACATTGGTTACGTGTTTGGTAATGTGGCTCTTAAGATGTTCTCGGGTGGCTTCTAATAATCGTTTACGCATTTTCATATATGTTTGACCATTGTTTAAGTTTTAGTTTCTTAGCGGCTGTAGCAGCCACTAACCGGTCCGGATCTACTACGCCCTGTTCCACTAATAGATCAATCATGGCTAGTAAATCGCCAATTTCTACTTCTAAGTGTTCGGCATTGGTAGCAGGTTTTCCGGGTTTGAAGTTGTCTAGGCCAAATCTAAAACATTTACTAACTGCCTGTGTAACTTCGGCACATTCTTCTTGAAGAATGAGCAGTGTTTCTCTTACTTTAGGATCCATGTACAACCTCTTGTGTGATATCAAATGCTGTGGCCGGAGCAAGAGTCCAACC